TCAATAATCTCTTTTGCTGTATCTGTCATATTTTACTCCTAAAAACCACCATCATCATCTTCATAACCTTGTGGGTCGTCTTTTATTTCTTTATCGATTCTTTTTATTTCCTCTTCAGTCTGTCTCAAAATTACTTTTCTGACATACTCGTGAGAGAAGTATTTACCGATATGGTCACTGATAGATGATAATGTATCGATTCTTTCTCTCAATATTTCACCATCTTTCAGTTCTGTAAAGTGATTGTCGGTTGCAAAATTAAACTTAAGAAAGTCTTTAATTTTGTCAAACTCTTCACCACCCATGACATCTTTAAGTACTATTTGTGTTCTTAAAATGTCAACAAAAACTCTTGCAAACTTCTTCTGAAGTCTGTTTGTGAACTTATTAAATTTAAGTTCATCTCTGTCTATTTCACTTGCACGACCCATGTTGAATCCGTTATCAGATTCCATACGAGTTGCAGGAACACTTAAAGACTTGTATAACTTCTTCTTGAAGTATTCAATATCTTCAATTTCCGAAAGATTTTGTCCGCCTGGCAAAGTGGTAATTTCCGTACCTCTTCCACCCTCTCTACGTGGTAACCAAAAGTCTTCAAGCATCGACATGTGTTTTCTGTCGTCTTTTATTTCACCAGTATCTGCATTATAAACTAGTTTATTTCTATACCTAGTCATAACATCATTTAGATACTGTTCTGCTTTTGCCTTTGGAAGGTTACCTACGTCAATGTAGAATATTCTTCTTTCGGGTGCACGTGATATCCTATAGATAACAAGTGCATCTTCCATCATTGATAACTGATTTGCAGTCTTCAATGCTTTATGCAAGTATCCGATTACAACATTTTTAGTGTAATCTAAAAGACCCGAAGTAGTATATGTTACTGCTTCAGGTGCAATTTTAACTGTTGTTCCATCATTGGAACTGGTTTTTGCAAAACCTTTATCATTAAAAACGTAAAACTCTTCAACCTTTTTTATGGAATCAATTCCAGTTTTAACGTCTTTTTTCTTTTCTACGTTTCTGACCTTCTTAATTTTTAGAGGGTCAATGTTTCTTAAATCTACTAGACCTAACTTTGGTCTTTTTGGGTCAACGACTTTATGGAAGTATACTCTTCCATCTACGTACCATTTTCGGAATAATTCATGAGAGTTCTGATTGAACTTCATTAAAGAAAGAACGTGTTCAAATTCTGCATGAATCTTGTTCTTGATTGAATCAGAGAGTTTTATATCTCCAAGGTCAAGAGTTACTATTCTATCTTGAATATCCGAAGTAATACACTCGTTGACAATATCTTCTATTGCACTATCACACTCGGGTATTAAAGATATTTCTCTATACCTTGTTATCAAAGTTGCTTCATCTTTGATACCACCTTCCATGTCGACATAAGAACCGTATGCACCACCACTTACGAACCCGCCTGGCTGTGATTGAATGACGGGTGTTCCGTCATCATCTACTGGGGGTACAAAGGAAGGTGCTGAATTTACATCTACACTTCGTAACTCGTCTTTTTTACGAGTGATTTCAAACCCGAATATTTCCATACTAATATTTATAACACCCTATTGGTGTTATTTTCACTTAATTAAACGACTCTTTCCCAGTGAGAAAATTGAAATTCTACGTCAAATGTTTCCAATGAATCGGTTGTTTCATAGTTTAATTCTATAGGGCCGATATTTGTTGGGAACATATTGAAGAATTCATATCTCGCTAGAACTGAATCATCTTTGTGTAATTGTTCTACAAATGCTCTTGATAACATGTAGTCGGTGGTTGTCGCACCATTTCCACCATCGAATTCTTGAATGTCTTGTTGCCACAATTCTAATGCACTTCTTGAAGAAAATTCTATGTCATTAATAATTGTAACTGTCCAAGGTTCAAATGTTCTGTCTCCTGCTAGTTTAAGAACATGACCTCTAAAAGGTTGTTCTACAAGACCTATCTGTGCAGAAGGAATCTGACCTGCACTTGCAAGAAACTCAATTTTAGAACCTGCACGAGGAATAAAGATTTTGAATCGGTTTGCTCTTGGGCCACCACCGATTAACTGTGCTTTAAATTGGTCTATTGTTGCCATCTATTTCTCCTTAAACTGCATTATATATTTCTTCAAACTCTACACCACTTCTAGCAGCAACAAAGTTCAAAGTAATAAAGTTGATTGACCTTGCAGGTTTTACAAAGATAGAACATACAAATTCGTTTCTATCTATTACACCTTCAGTATTGTTTGTTTCGTCACAAAGTACACTGAAGTCTGTTAAACCTCTTCTGTTTTGTACATCTCTTAAGAAAGGTTCTACTGCAGCTCTAAATTGTGCTCTTGTGAATGAATCGTTGAATTCAAAGAGTTGAGCTTTAGCTGCTGTTGCAATTGCTTTCTCTAGTGTTATGAATAATCTTCTTACGTTAATTCTATCGAATGCACTTGGTGAATTTAACATTGTTTTATCACCAAATAATACTGTGCCTTGGCCAGGGAATGTTACTATTGGATTGACATTTGCCCTGTAAAGGTCATCTCTAGAACTTTGTGATGGATTCAATGCAAGTTTTGTAATTCCAAGATATTGACCTCTTGAGAAACCAGCAGGTGAGAACCATGAATCTCTCAATAAATCTGTTCTTGACATAATACCTGCAGTGTGTCCATTGCCTGGCACCCATCTGTAAACGTCATTGTATCTGTCATAAACATATACCCATCCTGAATCCATAGTTGCATATGAAGATGATGTTGATGTATTTGCATCTGCAATGATGTTTGCAAGTGCTGTAGATTCTAATGCAACACCTACGACACTAGTTCGTCTAGGTGAAACAACTACCATACAATCTTTTCTAGTTTCTGCAAGTTGTATTGCTTGGTTAACGATTGTTGTCCAATCTGCAAGTATGTCTTGGTCTGTTCCTGAACCATTGTCTGTTCTTGTTGAACCTACAACCAAGAATGAGATATCTATTGATTCTCCGTCTGCAAAATGTAAGTCCCATGCACCGTATTTCTGTCCAGCTGTTGGAGTTCTTCCGCTTGCACCACCAGCTAATGAAGAATTGACTGGTAATGTTGTTGCAGTGAATGGTGTGCTAGCAGCAGCACTTAATGATGTTGATACAGCTGCACCACTGTGAACGTTTGTATCGTGACCAGTAACATAAATCCATTGTGAATCTCTTTCGATTACATTTCTGTAGTAACTTGATTGTCCTTGTGAATCTTTAGCATCTGTTGCTTTTGACATGAAACCGTGTGTTTCTAAAACAGTGCCTGGCACTCCAGTGATATCACCGTCTTCGTCAACAACTACTATGTGCATTTCATCTCTTAATACACTTAATTGTGATGCACCTGCACTTACGCCTGGTGCTTTATTGAATTGTGCATAGTGTTCCCATTTTCTTGAAATGTTTACACCTGAATTAACTGCTTCAACTAGTCCAGTTCCTGCAGGTTGATTCAATGCCGTAATTGTCATTGTTTCTGCACCTACACTAGAATCTATTGCAGTAATTTTATATTCTTGATTGTGTCCAGTGAATGATACAATATCACCCACTACAAAAACTGCATCATCCGTAATTGAGATAATTGTTTGTCCTATTGCTTCTGCTTCTCTTGTTGTAGTTACGTCTGCATTTTCGTATGCAGCTGCATCGTTACATACTGAAACCTGCAATGAGTTTCCGAATGCACCTGCAAATCTTGATGTGAATTTTCCAACAGTTCCGTTTAATGATAACTCTCTATAACTAGAAACGTAATCATTACTATTTTTTAATAATGATGTTGTATTACCAGCTTGGTTCGCACTGTAAAGACCAGTAGAGTTAACTCTAACTACTCTTAATGATGAACCATATCTTAAAAATCCATCAGCAGTATAAAAATCTTCTGCACTTGCATCTGAATCTGCAGGACTATAGAAATTTTCTACTAACTCACTCGAACTACTAACTGTTACTACCTCATCAACAGGGCCCCATTGGAATTGACCTGCAAAAGCACCAGTTGTGCTGGAAACTGCAGGTACGACATTAGTTAGGTCTACTTCTTTGACCTGAACGCCTGGTGAAACTTGAAATGCCATACTTTTACTCCTGTTAATAAATCTTAAAAGTGTTTACTGTTTTATTTATACCATTTCTTTTCCTAACGGGTATTTTCATCCGAGTACCATCTATCACCTTGGTTATCTACAAAGGATTCTTCGTTTTGTCTACCATCGACACCAAAAACACCTGCAGGTAATAAATCTTCTTCGATTAGCTTTTGTTGTTCTGAATACAACAATTCCTTAATTTGAAAGTTCGTTAAGTTATAAAAGTAATCTGTTGTTATGAACCAACCGAATAACACTAAATTCATAACCATGTCGTCATGATAACCTTTATCAGCTTCATACGACATACCTTTATTTATGAAAGTCATTAATTCAGTTATAGTTGCACGGTCTTGTATATGCAATCTTTTTTCTTCTAAAATCTCTTTGAGTGTTGAACACCCAATTCTTTTAATCTTTTTACTCATTGTAATACCGATATCCGATGCCTTTAATTGACCTTGAACGAATACGTTTTCATATTCAATATCGTAATGTAATTGTGATGCAACTAATCCACCCTCTGCATTATTTTCAATGATTACAAGTGCAGTGTTATATGCAGTTGCATATTTGTTTATAATATCAGGAAACAACATAGGTGATATCATAGAATCTCTATACGTTGCAACTTCTTTGAAAGGTTTAGCGGTTACATCAAATATTGTAAAGGTTGAATAGTCCATACCCCTACCTTTTGCAACATCTACTGTGCAAATATACACATGGTCTTGTTTCGGTTTCTCATACATGTTGAAACTATCTTTTGACCATGCAGGGTCAATAGAACGAAGACCAAGAAGTGTATCAGAATTGATAAGTGTATTACCTGTTCCTAGGAAACTATTACCATACTCTTGTTCAAACTGTGCTTCCGAAGTGTTTGCAATGGTCTGTTTCTTCCACTCTTCATCTCTGCCAGGCACATCATACCACTTAATTGTGAATGATTTATATTCTGAATTTTCATGAACTGCAGATTCATATATCTTATGAAACATATTACCCACACCGTTTGCAGTCGAGGTAATAATAACCTTCGAGTCTTTACCCGAGGTAACCACGGGATATGTTGCAGTATAAAATGTCTCTGCATCTTCAACAAATGCAAACTCGTCAAGATAAAGTAAATTAATTGAAAGACCACGAATTGAACTTGAAGACGTTGCAGCTGCAACTATTTTACTATCATTTCCAAATTCGATGTTTCCTTTGTTTAATATCTTTACGCCTGGCTGTAAAAAGAAAGGAACAGACTCTAACATAGTCACGATACGTGCAATCATCTCTCTTGCAATTGCACCTTTGTTAGCAAGAACTGCTACAGTGACTTCGGGTTTAAATAGTAAAAACCATAATAGGTATGCACAAGAAGTTATGGATTTACCACTCTGTCTTGATGCGAGTACAACGTTAAATCTATTTTCGTTATAAAAATTAATAAGCTTTTCTTGATATCCACGAAGTGTGAAGGGCACTAAACCCTCATCAAGAGATATAATTTGTGTGTATTTTTGAATAAAATAACAAGGGTCTTCAGAACACTTTAGGTATTCTTGCATCTCCTTTTCAGTGTATTGTGTATCAATACCTGCACGTTTGATAAGATTATTTCCAAGATAACCTTCATTTTTTGGTTGTACCATAATTAACTTTTATTCTTTTTCAAGAACTTTTGCAATTCTGCTGTAGACCCGACAAAAAGATTATTTTGTGTACCAATCTTTTTTTCCTCGTCTTCTTTCTCTAATTCTTTTACTTTCTTTTGAATATCTAATAACTTTTCTGCAGTCTCACCCACGGTTTTTATAAGTTGTCCTGCAACTTCATATGCTCTAGGATGCTCTGTTTCTTTACAAAGGTCTAATATACCGTCTATTGCATCTTGGCCTCGTTCTACGAGGTTATAGAGAGTCTCACGACCATATTTGTAATCGGTGTCAATGTTTTCGGTTCTTTTAGGAATAGGAACTATTTTAGTTTCCTTTTGTATATCCGTTGAAATTTCAAGAACTTCGTCTAACTTCGTGTCTATATCTTTTTTCATAATTATGCATCACTTATTAAATCTTCAGAATATGTTGAAGTAGTTCCTTCATCATAAAATGTTACTGTCTCTGCAACCACAAAAGTGTCGTTAGGATTTACAGAACCCACAAACTTGAGTGTGGTCTCATCGTCAAGTGTAACTGCAGAGGATACAACTATCGACAATTTATCTGCTGCAATAGAACTGACTGTAGGGTTGGTCGATAAGTTTGTTCCAAAAACTTCATCATTTACACTGATACTACTATTTATTGCAGTGTCGAAAGTTATGGTTGTGGAACTAGATACTGCATTTGATACTGCACTAAAAGCTGGTTCGTAATGTTTTACTTCTTTAACTAGACCCGAACTACTGATATTTGTAGTTGTAAAGGTATTGGAGTTATCACCGATGTAGTCTCTTTCAATAACTTGAGTAATAATTCCACCACTATAGACTGGGCCAAAGAAGTATGTTTTCATAGTAAATGACATAGTGTATTGAATAACTCTATTAGTTGTAAGTCCTTCTTCATAATTATCTTCAAAGGCAACGGAATCTAAAACTATGGGTACATCTCTTGTTTCAGACATATCATCAATAATTTTCATTGTGACTGTATATTCGGGTTGGAAATAAGGTAAAATTTGTTCTACAATTTGTAATGCATCGTTTTGACTGTTTGCATATGCAGTAAGTGTAAATTCTATGTTGTAGGGTGCTGGTGAATATTGAAACTTTCTATTGATACCATCCGATTCAAGTGTGTTCTTATTTGTTCGTAATAATTTATTTTGTTGTCTTGATGAATCGTAATTAAATCCACTGATTTCAAATGCAAGTCTAGGAAGACTTATAGACGTTCTCATATTATCAGATAATGCTGGTTCTTGATTCAATCTTTGTAAAAAAGATTTCTTTGGCCCATAAGTTATCGGAACTATCTGTGAAGTCTGAACCGTACCATCTGCTTTAACTTTTTTTACTGTAATATTATTGAATAGTGTTCCAAAAACTGATACACTTCTCTTGATGGTTTCATTATAAAAATATGTAAACATTAAGGTTCTCCAAATGGATTTGTTTCACTAAAGTCAAGAAAGCTACTGTCGTTATCTTCAAAGTCTTTGTTTTGTGAGAAGTTATCGTTCATAGTTAACACGTCTGTTATTGATGCTATCTCATATACTGCTGAAGATGATGCACCAGTTAGTTCATCATCAACTGCAAGTGTAGTAGTGTTATCTTTAATAACAAGTTTTCTTGTTGCACTATTCCATGATACAACCTCACCAACCACAGCACTAGCTTTTGTGATATTCTCGTTAACAAGATAATTCCCTGAACCAGTATTTTTCAATGTCAATTCTACAGTATATGCAGATTCTAACTCTACTAGGTCAGCAGACGTTCCAGTATCAAAATCTTCCCCTGCATATTCAAATAATTCACACTGCATTTTAAATACAAAGAGTTTACCAACTTGATAAAATGGGTCTTCGTGTTCTACGAACTTAATTTCAAACATTGCACCACTCAAAGGAAAGTATATCAAATCTCCTTCGTTAGGTCTTAATGATGTTGCAAGGTTTGAGTCCAGTGATATAAATCTTTCCCAAGACCTTAAAGATATTACAAAAGTTGCTTGGTCTTTTATCTGTACACCAAACTTGGACATAAGGTCACCTTCACCTTCGAATCCATCAGTATTTTCTATATACATCTCAACACCGTATGCATCTCCAAATTTTGATTGTATATCTTCACCAAGAATTGAATCTTCTTCTACAATTTCTCTTGGTAAATAAAAACAATTATGACCATACATTCTCAAAGACTCTACGACTAAATCTTCGTAAAGCATTTGTTCAGTACTTACTGCATGGTTGAAAAATACATTGGTAGTCACTTGATTACCCCATTATATCCATAGGCATCATATCATGATTGAGACGTGCTTCTTCTTCTAGTCTTGTGATTTCCTCTTGTGCTTCTGTTTTCATTTGAGACCCATCAAGTGTAACCCCGCCAGGCAATGCAATGCCTTGGAATTTTGCAAGGTTTTCACCCCATTGATATTTAACTTTTGCAGTTGCATATTTTTTCAACCACATATCGTTGTAAATATCTGTGAAGTCTGTTGGGTCTAGTTTTCTATAACATTCAATAATGATATACTCGTTTGCATTAAATTGTTCTATATCTGCATGTAAATACAGTCTATTCATGTGTGCATTAAAACTAATAGGTGTTCTGCCGACTAATATTCTATCAAGTAAAGATATGTGTTGTTGCACTTGTTCGTAATACAATACACTTGTGTTTGTTAAATCGTAAATATCATTTAATCTTAATTGATATCTCAAATCAAACATGTTAAGGTTATGTTTATCTGCAAACGGGAAAACATTTAAAACTGCTAAAACGTATTCAGGTAAAACTAGATAGTTTTTTTGTTGTTTATATTGTTGGTCTGTATAATCGTGTGTCCCTGCAGCTGCTTCTGTAAAGGACTCATCCGACCTCATATCGGTCAACTGTGAAGAACCAAGTTGATGTTTAAGATACATCTTGACCGAACCACTATAGTGATACTCTCTAAAATATTGTAGTGCCTCGTCTACTCTATCATCTAATTGGTCATCATCGACATTGATTTCGAGTACGGGTGCACCAAGAGCTCTCTTGATGTAATTTTTTAACGAGTCTTTTGAATTGGGTTCTGCCATAGTAATGAATCCTGTTTATTACTATTTATATGATTTATTCTTGGAAGTATGTTTTTGATTGAAGTCTATCGATTTTTTCGTCTATTCTATTGATTGTATCGAATAATCTTTGAAAATCTTTTTCTATTTGGTCTCTCGTTAGATAATCTCTTGCAATTTCTTCTCTTGTTTTATTAAGTAAGATATCGATTCTCTTTTGTTCAGACAATGCATTCCTCACCATCAAACCCAGTGGTGCAAGAACTAAAGTTAAAAATATGTTCCACATGAAATGTGGGTCGATTAATAATTCCATACCATTATTTATGTTATTTTATGATTGGATTACCATCTTTATCTACATTAAACAAAAATTCATTCTCATCCCATTCAGGTATATTTGGAATATCACGACCATCAAACTCCATATTAAAAGAGATACTATATCTTTCGTTAGGTGTAACATTTGGAGCTACCATATGCATCAAACCACTAGGGAATAAAATAAGTTTACCTGTTTTAGGTTCTACAGAAAATTGACACGGTGTTCTTGGAGAGTGGGGAAAATTAGCAACTACCTTTGTATCAGTATCTATAAATTCTATCTCTCCCTGTTCTGAAGAATCTGCATGTATGTACAATACACCCGAATACCAACAACCATTATGTAAATGTGGTTTGTTCCATGATAGATATTCGTTTATGTTTGCCCACGAGTTTCCTATTTTCATGGATACTTTACCTTCATGAAATCCATGAAAAGGTAATACTTCATCGATGAATAACCTCTCTATTCTATTTAATGCTTTTATAAATGTGGGATGTTTTTCGATACCATCATTTGATTGCCATCCAGTATATGCATTTGACACTTGTCTACCGACTGGGTCGTTAACTCTCATATTATCCATCTCATCCTTTAACATATCAAAATATTCTTGAGTGCAACCTTGATACTCTGAAAGATTGGGGTCGAGTAAATCTCTCTCAAAAACATAAGTTGGAAATAATAATCTAACTGCCATCTTTATCTTCCTTATGATAGGGACATTCATCAAACATCTTCCCAACATTTACTCCCTTACTTCGATATTGTTTACGTCTTTGTTTTCTCATTTCCTCACTTTCATTCTCATCTATACCATGATTTGCAAGTTTATCTGCTGCAGAAACATTAATACTTATCCCATCGAATCTACCCATATCATCACCACTTTCTTCGCCAACCCAATTTGTTACACTTCTAGGAGTGTATGATGCAACCCACTCCTCTCTCTTATAGGGAATGATTTGTGCAATAGGTGTGCCTGCTTTTATTTTAAAGGATTTATCTACTTTAGGATAACATATAACTTGACAATTTTCTAATGCATTATTGAAATAGTCGGTGTGCATTACACCTTGCCATGTTGAAAAATCCCTATGTTGAAATAAAAAAGGGTCGGTCATCATAATAGAATAGTTTGGTGGAGTAATAATACCTATTCCAGTTTTAAACTTAAATGCAGTTTGTACAACACCATCTTCTCTTGTTGCATAGTGTAAGTCTTGATGTATCTGACTTTGTGCATGTGGTGGAGTTCCTATATATGAATTGTTTTCGGGGTCTATGACTTGCCATGTTGAACGATTACCCGATGTATCATGAAACACCTCTACATCTTTTGTTAACACAATATACCACCCTGTTGCAAGTAAATCTTGCATTGCAGGACAACCTCTAAAGGTAACTGTTGGCTCCATCATGAATCCCTTTCTAGATGGATAATTTCTCCACCATTCGGGTAAATATTTTTTTGCTAAAACGGGTTTATAGTATTCAAATGTTTTGTTGTCTTTATCAAAAGTTTTGAATTCTATTGTTGGCATAGTTGAGCCTCACTTCCTCTTATAACAAGTGATTGTCTACACATGTATTTTGCACGTGGTAGGGGTGCATCTGCACCGTGTGGTATTCTTCCATCAAACATTAATAATCTATTGGGTTTAAAATCAACTTCTGCACTTTGATGTTCTTTTGACCAATCATCCTCTCCATTTTTACCATAGTTAAAATCGTTATAAAATCTTAACTGTCCGCCCCAATGTGGATTCCAATAAGGATTAGTATAATATAAAAAAGAGATATTATAACTGTCATCATTTTGACAATCACTGTGAATCGTTCCATGTAGTCCTTGAGTTTGTCCATTCATACCTGCATAATCAAATCGAACCCATTCAAATCCAAATTCAGTTTGCAGTCTATCATTTAAATATTCAGTAAAAAAACAATCAATGGGATTTAGTCCACCATCTCTTATCTGTCCATCTCTTAAAAATGTTGACCCCCAAAATAAATGATAAGGCAATCCCGTTCCATCTTCTGATTGAACTTGATTATTTTGAGCCCATATTTTTGGTTGACTTGTCCTCTCAAAATATTTAAGATGTAATTCTTTGCTCAACCAATCGTCTATTACATATACTTTGTTTAAAGGAAAGTCTTTGATTGATAATTTAAAAGGTTCGTCTAGGTAACAAACTTCAAGTGATTCATACATTAGGTATTGTTGAACATTTTCGGGTTAATTGCTTGTGGTAAACCCGTTGCATATTTTTCAAAATCTAAAAGGTGGTCTTCTCTAGTTTTTTGAATTTCATTTACAGTGTTTTGAAATACATGCCATGATGCATCTGCAAATTCTAAAACTCTTCTTGCATCTGTTCTAAAGGGATGATTTGAACCTTCTCTTCCTGCATAAATTACATCTACCATATCATCAAAACCATAATTCACAATGCTTTGACCAATTGAATCTCTGACCATTTGATTTAAATCTTCACAAAAAATATTGTTTAATGATACACCTAATGGTGGTTCAGAATTTTCAATATACTTTTCAATTGCATCTCTTTCACTGTCTGTTAATGGAATGGTTTTTTGTTCATCAAAATTTTTAGTGTTATCCCACTTTTCAATTTTCACTTCTTTATCTGCATAAACAAGAACCTCATATTCAAATCCTAAATTTGGTTTATCACAATTATCAAAATGATATCGTAAACCGTTAGGTTTTGTAATATGAAGAACGTTGTCTTCTGTGTATATAAATTTATTCATAATTTCTCCTAGAATTATTTAATCCTTGAATGTTTACCATTCCCTTTATTATTTCCAGAATCATATTCTGTCAATGCTTTAAAATATTCTCTTTTTTTAGTATTAAATTTATACCAAAAAATATTCATTCCTCTAGGGTTTGAATTTTCACCTATCATTAAAATAATACATGCAAATAAAGGTATGAATAAAAATTCCATATTAAAATATCCAAAATAATAAAAGAGTAAATAATACTCCTTTCATAAAACAAATCCATGCTAATTCATAGTCACTAATACCAGTTAATTCAATAAAACTATACATCATTTCCTTATGTTTATTTTTTATTTCTTCTAACATATATTTCTCCTATGTTTATTCCATTATATATTTAGTAGGAGTCCCAGAATATAATCTAGGAGTCCCAGAATAATATAATAGCTTTTATTATTTTTAATAAAAACTTCCCACGACTTTTTAGGGGGTTGCAAAGGGCAGAAAAAAATACCCTAGGAGTCCCAAAGCACTGTGGCTACTCCTCAGCAAAACCTTCGTGGTCTTCATAATTATCTAAGTTGACTTGATACCCATCGGTGGTGACTGAGAGTTGCGTCTCTAAGGCATCTGGAGTTCCTATCCAAGTGATACCTTCTACGAGCATCCTACCATTATGTGTCACTTCGTCTTTAATCATAGTGCTGGGTGCTGCTTGCTTTAAATCAATATTAATTACCATTCCAGCGCTTAGATTCGTTCTCCCAGATATCTGAATGTTCATTCTATTACTCTCAAAGAGGCGCTCTACTCTGTCTCTATTGAATTTAGTACTCTCTGTGCCATACATATGACTGTGGCCACTGACATTTATTCCTTGACCCATGGTAAAAGGGTTGTTATAATCAAAATTAATCGATGCACCATGGTTTTCTATGATACTATCTCCCTTAAATGCATCTCCAGCGGGGTCTAAGACAGTGCCAACACCCCCATCTGGTGGTATTTTAATGTTTTCTACACCTAATCGGAAGTTTGGTGCAACACTGAGAGCGTTTTTCTTCTTATATTCGCCCTCTGAGCCCTCTGTTAAAGGAAATTGCTGAGTAAATTGACTATCAATGGTCACTAAAGTCTTGTTTTTGGGGTCAAATACCTGTATACTACCACTGTAGAGGCCCATTTGATGGTTATGAATGACATTATGCGTGTCTTTCTTGTTGTAGGAGAGTATATCATTACCCCTACCCTCTACAAAGTCGTAATTAAAGTCGTCATCACCATCTCCCATACGAGGAGAGAACTTAACTCTACCATTAAGATACTCTATCTTCAGCATAGATTCAACATTATGAAATCTAAAGCCATTGAGAGCAGTCTGATAGAAGTAATAAGAGTCACCCCAAGGTCTTGCACTCTCTGAGTCGTCACTGGTGTGGTCTCTCAACCACTCTAAGGTCTTATACACACTCCAGTTGGGAACAATCATACTACTCTCATCGCCTGGATTTGCAAATACACCGAAGTGATTACCGAGTTCACTCCCCCCTTTCACATGCACATTCAATCGGTTTTTATTCGGTTTAAAGTTTAATTTATCTTCACATATTTTATTTAAAATAGTCCCTGTCTTGCCTCTGTAACACTGAGATATTCTCTGAGTTCGTGCAAGATATAATAAAGGACTACAAAATTCCAAAGAATATACTTGACTTTTTGGGTTCTCTATGTCTCTGAGATGAGTTTTTACATTAAATATTCGAAAGACTTGATTAATTTGCTGGTCTTCTGGGACTATTTCTTCGTTTCCCTGTATTCCACCGATATGTATTCGAATATATTCTTGACCACTAAATCCGATACGATTAAATAAATTAACATTGTCTAAGAGTACAATATTCCCAGTAAGAAACATCTGATAGATACTCTCAGTTATCTGAAAAGATTGCATCATATTACTTACTTCATATGAATTACCTTCTTGATTACTAATAGTAATACTCTCAATACGATATGAATTAGGTTGATTTCTACCGACTTGTATAGCCATTTATATTATTCTCTTATCATACTCTTGAATTCTCTGAGTAATTGTGGTATCATCGAAGTCTTAATATACTTGATACTTCTCTTAGAATCGTTAAAAGTTTGCTCATAGTCTCTATTGGTGACCATAGTAGTGGTCTCTGAGGTTGTTTTGTTGCCATCTGAGTTGACATAATGGTGTGGACTATCTGAAAAATTCCGAACCGAACTAATAATAAAACTTTTGGTCGACTGGGAGCCTGTGACAGTTTCACCATCTTGGAATACACCTTGAACATCATTAAGAATGACTTGCTTATTAGTAGGGTCTATCTTGGTGACAAATCCAAGTGCCGAACTGGTAGAACCTACTACCTTCTCTCCCTGTAAAAATTTCGAATCCGAACTGGAGACGATATCCGACTGCTGATTTGCAACCAATGCTTTACCAGAATATTTACGATTAATAAATTTATCTAAGATTGATTGAGATTTTGGCCAATCATTATAGGTTGCAAATTGGTCATTCACCATCCAGAATAACCAATATAAAGTTGCATCTCCATATAGTTTAGATGCAAGAACATCTGGTCTGTCTTGGTCGTTAATATAATAATATTCATACCCTATAATGGCATCCTCTGCATCCGAACTGACACGAATATTACGAAAGATATCCTTTGCTTGAATTAAATTACCATCATTTTTGACATCGAAGTCAATAGTTGGAAAGTGTTTAAAGTATTTTTGTGCCATTATTATTCTCCATCTTTCTTAAAGATTCTATACTTAGGTGTTATATTTTTGAAGCCGTTATCTCTGTAGTTTTGTATGTCGTCCTCTGAGAGATTTTGAGTTAATGACCTTCCTGGCGAAGTTTGTATTCTTACTTCATATTCACCAGCAAGATTAAGTCTTGCTAGAACATTTTCTGCTTCTTCCATTGAACC